CCATGCCGCCTTCTTTGCCTTTGCGTCCACGGTCATCAACTCGCCCACTTGTATATTGGTTTGCGCCTTTAGGGTTATGGTTTCCGCCGCGTGCGTCTTTCTGCTCGCTTGGGTAGCCGCTTTCTTCACGGTTTACATCATTCACGCCCACTTCTTCGGAAAATTCTTGTCCAAATTGTGTTTCTTGTGGACGTTCTGCCGGCTCGCTTTGTGGTGCTTGGTTGCGTTTAGGTTCGTTCATATCTTGTCCATTTGTATCTTTCATGTGTTATCCCTCCATCTTTTCTGCATTAGATTTTTGTTTGGCTAAGATAGCAAAAATTAATTCTGATTTTGTCGAATTGCTATAGCCTGTAACACCAATATTCTTTGCAATTTTCTTTAAATCAGTAATAGTTTTTTGGTTCAATTCGTCCTCGGTGTAGTCGCTCTTTGCAACGTCTGTTGCCGGTGCGCTTGCCGCTTCAACCTTAGCCGCTTCTTTTGCGTCTGTCGGCTTTGCTAAACCAAGTCGAATATATTCCTGTGCATGTGCTTCATTCGCTGTGAATGTGTCACCTTGCTTAACAGTATTCACGCCCCCGCGCGAGAACGTTTTTAAGGCTACTAATTCCATGTTGTTTGTCCTCCTGCTGTCTTAGTATTAAAAACTGAAAAAGGAGGCAATTTGCCCCCTTCTCATGCGTCTAGGGTTATACTGCCGCTGTGAATGCACCGCGAACAAATGCTTCTGGACGGTATACAGTTAATGCCAAGCGCTCTTCTGCAAGAATAGCTAGCATGTTACGTGCAAAGTAATCTGCATGGTGTTCAGAGATACGCACATTTGCTTGCTCTCTATCCCATAATTGCCCTGCAAGTCCAAATGCACCTACTAAGAATTCGCCTTCGTTCATGCCTGTAGATTGAACAACCGGCACTCTCCATAGGCGTGTTTCTCCACCGTTAACCACTGATACCCAAATATAATGACCGTCTGTGCCTTTTTGAAGCTCAATGTCTTCCCAATCAGACGGATGTAATACAATACCTGTTGCCGGATAGCCTGCAAGTAATGTACGTGTAATCGCACGGCGTAAATGGTCAATGCGTGTGTCTGCCGCCGCTACGCCTCCAACGTTTTGCACGTTTGGATTTGTCATAATCCCTGCCATATTGTCGCCCACGCCGTCACCGTAAAGAATTTGTGCCTCTTCTGTTAGTGCTAGTCCATATGTTAAACGTCCGTCAACATAGTTACGTAACATTGGAGCATCTTGAATGATTTGGCGTGTTGCCGGAATCCAATGCGCTAATGTTTTAACTGTTGCGCTCTCAATGTCAAACGTTAAGTCTGATTGTGGTTTAAGTGATTTTTCCGGCGCTACTGCTGACGCATTTGTAAAGCCTGTTTCCACAATGTACTCAATAGCGTTGCTAGTAGTACGTTGAACGTTTAATAGGTCACGAATACGTAAATCTTCTTGCGGCGGTGTAAGAACGCCTGCAATTGTTTGTGGGCTTACAAGAATGCCGCCTTTAGGGTCTGTTGAATCTAGGTCTTTTGTAAAGAATCCTTTTAGGCTTGTGCTAGCTTTAAACTCGCCGCTACCCATGTTTTTATAAGAATCTGATTCAATTAGTAAGTCGCCGGCGCTTTTCGCACGCTCGCCGCCACCAAATGAAGGACGTTGCATTTTTGTTTCAAAGTCTTTGTATTTGTCTGTTACGCCTTTTAGTTCTTGCTCATATTGATTGATTTTTTGTTCAATCGCTGTGATAGAATCGGCTGTAGATTGTGCCGTTTCTCCGTGTGTTCTCATTTCGTCTGCTTGTTGGTCTAATAAACCTTTTAAGCTCTTCCATGATGCGTTAAATTCAGTTTGAAGCGTTTTAAGGTCTACTGCTTCATCCTTTTTATTTTCTGCAAAGAATTGAATATCTAATTTTAAAAGCGGTACAAATGGCTTTTTAATATACATGGTGTGTTCCTCCTGTTGGTTTATTGGTCTTCCCATTCAGAAAAACAAATGGCAAGGCGCTGTTCTTGGTCGGGATAACGTGAATGTAAGCGGCTCATACAAGCGCTTATAAACTCGTCTTGGTCATCTTTCTTGCTCTTCGTTTGAGTCGGTTTATAGCCTTTCATGTCGGCTATAAGAGCTTGGAAAGGATTAATTGAGTGAAGGTCATTCGGCTCAACTGTGCCTGCTTCAAGCTGTTTTAAAAGCGTTTCAAGTGTTCTAATCGTGTTTTCAATGCTTTTAATATCGGCTTTTGCAAAGTTTTTATGCTCTTTCAACATGTTTGCCATAACAGGGTTAGAAAATTCTTTCACAAGGCTATTAAAATGCGTCTTCACGCTTACAATGTCGGCGTTTGGATTCATCGGGAACGTAACCGGCGAAAACTCATATAACACAAGCTCTTTAAGAAAGCGTGTTTGTCCATCCTCGCTTATGTCATCTCCTACAACGTCATAACCAATGCTCATTTGGTCAACCACGCCGTCTTTAATAAGCTCTAGTGCTTCATCGCCTAGGCGTGTTTTACTAATGCGCCCTTTTACATAAAGCCCCTTGCTATCCTCTTCCATGTGCGTAGGAAGTCCAATTGGCTCATTATGTTGCCATAGGATTTTTACCTTGTTTTGCGGAAAGCGTTCTTTGATTGTCTTTTTAAATGCGCCCTTTTCTATTTGGTCGCCGCCTAAATCCCTATCCCATGTGCTTGCATAGCCTTCAAACTCTCGCTTATCTGAATTGGCTTTATATTCAAAGTTAAGATTTTTTAAAAGCATTCGTGTGCCTCCATCTATTCAAAGTGATGTAATATAACGCAACGGCAATTGATATTCTCGCCGGTCTTTTCGGTTTGTGTGTATTCGCCTGCATATTTCAAGCCGTTTGAAAAAGCTTCTCCAAGCGGCACACGTTCGCCGTGCATCTTTTCATGGCTATCTCGCACGCGGTCATCTAGGCTCGTATACCATTCACCTACAAGCGTTTGCCCTAACACCTCTTGCGCTTTTAAGCCTGCTTGGTGCTGTGCATAGCCTAGTGCGTTTTGTGTCTCGGTTCTTGCAATGCGGTATGCTCTATAACGGCTAAATTCTTTGTATTGGTCTTTAATGTTCTTGGCTAGTTCGTCCATTGTGGCGTTTGCTTCGTTCGCCTCTTCAACCATTGCGCCAATGACTTGCCTTGTCCAATCGCTCACCATTGCAACTTTTGTGCCTGCAAGCTTTCGTATGTAGGCTTTTATTGTCTCGGTGTACGGATTAAAAAAGTCGCTTAACGCTTTGTATTCGCTCGGCTCATGGTTCTTTGTTAAGTCGTCATAATGTGCCGCGCCAATGTCTTCAACAATGCCGGTGTAACTAGCTATTAAAAAGGTTTCCCACTTGGCGGCGTTCTTCTCTAGCGCTTTTTTCCAATCGCCGCTTTTAACTGCATTGGCTAATAGCTCGCCTTCACTTTCAAAAAGCTTGGCGCTTTTGCGTGTCATATTTAAAACCCATTGCTCACGCTTTCGGTCAATACGCTTGAAATGAAAATCCTTTTGAGCATCACTGTAACCGCTTGCTTTTTGATTTTGAGCGGTGCCCCTACTCTTAGTATTAAATGAACCCATTCCGGCTTGTGTCGGCTCTTCTGAATCGTCTGCCGGTTGTTCTGTATCATCCGGCGGCGGCTCTTCATCCGGCGGCGTAGTTTGTGGGTCTTCTTGTTGTGTCGGGTCTTCCATGTTCTCTAGGATAGTCGCCGGCATTAATCCGCTTGGTAAATAGCCCATGTCGCCGCCTTCTATATCGTCAAAGCCTAGGTCTAAGCGCTGATTGATGATATTAAACGGCACACCCATTGCAAAAAGCTGTGCGGCTGTTGCCATTTTTTCGGTGTTGCTTGTTTGTAGTGCCTCCACGTTTGAAAGGTCATAATCCAAAATAACGCCTTGCCCAAACTCCGGCGCTATTGACTGATTAAAGCAATTCTTAATATCTTCAAGTAGCGGCACCAAATGGTCTTGCCAAAAAATCTTCCTTGCTGTTTCGATATTGTTGTATGTGCTGTTCTCTAATACGCCAATCATCGGCGGCGGCACATTAAAGATTGTGCATATCTCTTCACGTGTAAATTTGCGGCTATTTAAAAAATCTAGCTCCGCCGGTGATAGGCTCATTTGTTGCCACTTGGCGCCTGCTCCTAATACCCACGGCGAGCGTGCATTTTCAAAGCCTTGGTGTTGGTCGCGTATCATTTGGCGTGCCTCTTCCCATTGGTCACGTGTCAAATGGCTTTCAAATGTGAAAATACCGTCTGAAATGGCACGGTTTTGAAGTGAAACTTTTTGAAAGCGCACGGCTTCAACTTCACTATCAACCGTTCTTGCTCCGGCTTGTAGCGGTGCCATGCCCCAATAAGGGTTTGCAGGGTCTAAAAACTTATTGTGCATAATGTCGCGTTGTTCAAAGCGCTGTCTTACGCCGTCTTTCTCGTATAAATAATGGTCAATAAAATCCGTTTTACTTGGTATAACCTTCATTGCATCCGGCGGCAATTGCCACAATTCTACCGGCACCCCTCCGGCTCTTACCTTTGTAAACACGGCATTACCGCCCAAATATAAATGGTGAACCATGCCTTCTATAAGGTCTTTTCGGTTGTGAAAGGGCGTAGGATTTTCAATTAAAAGCTCCATAGGATGCCGCTTTATTTGTTGCCAATCACCATTGCGCTTTTGTCTATACGCGTACCACGGCACACTTGCCGCGCTCCTAGCAATTAACTGAATACAGGCATATACATATGTGCTAGACTTTAGCCCCTCGCTTATGGCTTTCTCGGTTGTCCAATCATTAAATTTTGCGTCTTGGTTTGTCTTCCAACTTGGCAACAACTGACTATAACGCATTGATTTTTTTCTGAAAGGGTTAAATTTCAAGCTTTGCCCCTCCTTTTCGTATATTTACAAACGGAAAAAAGCGCCCCCTATTCATTGTGGGTCGGCGCCTGTTTATTATTCTGTTGAGACTCTTTTATTTCGCTTAGTATGTCTTGCTTGGCTCGGTGTATCTCGGCTTGCAACTGTGTATAAATAAACTTGTTTTGGATTTCTATGTTATTCATTTCTTGTTGCAAGTTCTGTTGCTGTTTGGTTTGCGCTTGGTTGCTTATATGTGAAAAGATGCCGGCTAATATAACACCTTCAACAATGACGCTTGCTATAAATTCGATAATGGTTAATGTGATAGTTTCACTCATTTTCTACACTCTCTTATTTCGTCTTTTATTTCTTCGATTTCGTTATACAGTTCTTGGCTTTGCTCTTTTAAAAGCTTGGTGCTATTTGCTTTGCTTAGTGCTGTATTGACTATCACAATAGCAAGGAACATGAAAACGTTAAAATCCTGTAGACAATGCTTGAAATAGTCAAACATGGTCAATCATCCTTGTTGTTTAAAATCAATGCAAACACAATTGCCACGGCTACAACCAAAAATAAAAGGCTCCACCCATGCAAGAAAGAATACTTGCTAAATCCAAATGCTACTTGTGCGTTTTCTGTTAGCTCTTCAAAGGCTTTTTTAGCGCCTTCGTCTAATGTTTCAAACAAGATAGTTACGCCCTTCCTATAAAGAAATTAATAGCGGTTTGCCAACGTGTAAGGGCTTGGCTCATTGCATCTACCATATCGTCATGCTTTCCGGCTGGAAACTGAATTAATTCCTCGATAAAATCATTAATCCAAGGGCATATGCTCGGATGCGGTAAAAATACATTGCCTGCTTCCCATTGTGGGCTTATGGCATCCGCTCGCACGGTTTTGCCGCCCATTGGCTCAATAGGTATCATTCCACTAATCTCTTTCTTTAAATAGTCAATTATTGCCGTTCCGTTTGCTTTATCTTCAACTAGCTTTGTATGAGCCTTTGGATGTTTAGCGGAAAAAGTACGGATAGCGGCAACGGTTTGTGGAAAGTTCATTCTGTCTCTCACTTGGTCTATAAGATATTTGTTCGCGCCCTTCTTGCCCCATGCTTGGAGCACACAAAAATCACTTGTTTTTTTGTCTTTAAAAGAGGCGTCCACGCTTATTAATTGTTCGTCTAACTGTGGCAATGTCTTGTAGAATTGAATCCATTCACGCTTGAATACATCGCCGCTATCCGGTGTGGGTCGCTGTTGAAAAAGGCTGTACCAAACCTTGCTACCAACTTCCACTTTTTTCTTTGCTGCCCATTCATTGTCATAGCCAAATTCAGACCAAAGAGGCTCGCCCTCTTCACGCCCTAATAGGTCGTTTTCTTCTGCTATTGCAGGCAGGCTTATAACTTCCCATTCGTCCGGCTCACTGGCTAGAATGCGTCCGGCTAAGTCGTCATGGTGCCAACGTGTGAGAATCACAATCGTTACACCGTTTGGCATTAAACGCGTACTTAGTGAACTTTGGTACTCTTCCCAAACACGGTTGCGGTATGTTTCGCTTTCTGCTTCTTGGCGTGTTTTTATCGGGTCATCAATAATTAAATAGTGTGCGCCGCGTCCAGTCACGCCGCCCAAGATAGAACTAAAATAAGAGCCGCCCAACTTGTCTTTGATTGTGTAATCGCTCATAGACTTATTAGCAGGGTCAAGCTCAACATTAAAAATCTCTTTGCCGTATTCTTTTACCTTTTGCCGGTTCTTTCGTCCAAACTCTTTTGCTAGGCTGTCACCGTATGAAATGGTCATTACTTTTTTATTTGGGAATTTGCCGTTTAAATAGCTCGGCAATGTTTCCGTTATCGTTTGACTTTTACCATGTCGCGGCGGCATAAAAACCATTAACTTTTTTAGCTTGCCTTCACATATGCGGTGTACGGCATCGCACAACAAAAAATGGTGCCTAGCCGGTATATATCTACCGTTATGCACCAATTCACAATAAAAAGCGTAGTCTTTACGTGCCGCCGCCCTTATATATAATTCTTGGTCTTTTGCGCTTATCATTCGTTTTGCTCCAATGATTGTTGCCTTCTCCATAACTGGCGCACTAATTCAACCGTTTGTGGGTCTGTTTCTATTTGGTGTTCTATTAGCATTTCTTTGCGTTCGGTGTGCTCACTTGTCACATGGGCGTCTATGCGCTCTTTCCTTCCCCAACGTTCGGGATATTTACGCTCTAAATACCATGCGTTCGCTTTCCAATCATCGTATTTACCGGCTTTTAAAATCAATCTAACTCGTTCCGCTTCTGCTACCGCCTCGGCTTGTTGTACTGCTTCTTGAAATTCAAAAAACTTGCCGCTCATGTCTTGCTCGCCCTGCAATATCCAACGGCGCATAGTTGCGTAATCAATGCCGGATAAGCGGCAAGCTGTATCTAAATAATTTCCCTCGGCAATATAGCCGCATAATTTATCTTGTAATTCTTTAGTAAGTTTATTTGGTCTTCCACGTTTTTTTGTGGTGCTCATGGTGTCTGTACCTCCTTAGAAAAAACAAAGCAACCAAGCTTGTGTGCCGGTTGCTAACAAAGGGATATAGAAGCTTTACAAGCCAAAGAAAGATTAAAGCAAAGCAGGAAAGGGCTTACCGCTTTGCGCCTATTCTCTATTCTAGCCAATAAAACCATGATTTATATGGTACTTTTACTGTCAAAAACCTGTCATAGCGCCCTTTTTTCTTAAATGTGAAACTTTTTTACTTGTCCAATTAACATTTTCGGCTGAAAATAAATGTTCTTACGTCTTCTTTTACGCTTGCTTTTGCTCATGGCTCATTCTCCTTTTGTTCGTTGTTTGCCTAGCCTATAGTTAATAACGCCCATAACCGCATTAAAACAGGTTATGAGCACGTTAAAAATTATTGTTAACTCTTTTATATCCATAACTTTATAAGCTCTTTCACGGCTTGTAAAAACACGCTACCAAAGTAGCCTAATACAATGCCGCCTAAAATCTCATATGCTCTCATAGCACACGTGTAGCCCATTGGAAATAGGTTTTTGTCCACGTGCCAAAGGTTGAGAAAATACGGACATCTTTACCAGTTGACAAATTCGAGATCCAATAGTTTCCTCCCATGTATATTCCTACATGCGTTATAACGTGGTCGGCTCTTGTGCTAAAAAACATTAAGTCGCCGGCTCTCATATCCGCAAACTTTACAGGTGTGCCCACTCTCGCTTGGTCACGGCTCACACGCGGCAAGTTCACGCCAAACTTTTTATAAATATATTGCGTCCATCCGCTACAATCAGTTCTTAGCGGCGGCGCTTGGTTTTGTTGTCCACCGTAAACATAAGTTGTTACATCTTGTAAGGAGCGTGCATAGTCAACAAGGTCTTTTGCTTTGTTGCCGCTTCTCACGTTTATATAGTCATTCACTTTAATTAAATTCGGGTTCTTAATTTGTGGGTTTAGGCTTTTTAAATCCGCGTAGGACATGCCATACTTCTTTGCAATGCCTGTTAGCGTGTCGCCTGCTTTTACGGTATATTCTGCGCTTGCTATCGTGGCAAATCCTAAAATAAAAACCGATAAGCAAACGGCTGTTAGTTTTTTAAGCATGTTGTTAGCTCCTATTCGTTTGTAGCGTTATAGTTAGCGGCATAAGCCTCTTGCCCTAAACATGGCGTGCAAATGGTGTTGCGGTCTGTTCCTTGCTCTATTGTGGTTGTGGTTTCGTCATAAGTCACCGTAACCGGCAAGCTTATGCCTGTCATATATTCGCGCCCACAAAAATCACATTTAATCATCTTCTAAATCCTCCCATACAGTAACGCCCATACAGTCAAGGCAAATATTTTGATAGCGGCTTGTATCACTTGGGAATAGAATTTCGTCCTCGGTGATATAGAAAGCCGCCTCTATTTTAAAGATTCCGCTTTTTATAGAATCGCAAAAGTCGCATATTAGTAGCATTACCGCGCCCCCTCATTTCAAGCTTAATAAGTTATTAAGGCTTATTAATAGCTTGTCTAATGCGTGGCGCCTAATTCTGTATATGCTCTTTTCCTCACTGTAACCCATTACCAATTTTACTTCCTGTATGCTCATGCAATTAAAGTAACGGTGTTCTATAAATTCGCGTTCTTGATTTTTTAAATCGCCTAGTGCATTTTCGATGCTTTGTACAATAATCAAATAGCGCTGAATCGTTTCATGTAAATCTAATGCGCGTTTGCTTTCTATGCGGTCTATTGCTACTTTCTCGGTGCTGTTGCTTATGTGAAATGTCGAACCCCCTACAAAGTCATAATGTGCGGTCATGTTCGGCATGATGTAATCTAATTGTTTTTGGCAATTAATAATGCCGGTTCTGTAGGTCATGTAATGCCTTAAATGGCTTTCAATCGTTCGTTCGTCTTTCATTTTCTGTATACTCATGCGGCTCAACTACTTTCACATATTTTGTGAAAATGTTTTGGAATTGCTTTAGTTCTTCATCGCTAAAATTCATGTGTGCGGTCAATGTGTCGAATAGCTGTAAGCCGGCAACGTAGGTTGTAAATTTATCTTTTGCGCCTTCCCACTCATGGATAAAAAGCTTGTGTTCATCGCTCCAATTCATCACATAATACATGTGCTCTTTATTCATGTTGGTTACAAAGGCATTCCCAAAAATTTGCGCGGTTTCGTAGGTGTAACAAAAGTTATCGCGTAAAATCCTTACGCCTGTTAACATAATATCTCTTAGTAATTCACGGTTAAAAAGTAGCTCATTCATTTCTGAAAACCTCGGCTAAATAATCTAGGGCATTGTCTTTGCTCGGATAGCAAAGCGGCGCGTTTTCGTCAAGCCAAGAAAAAGGAATAGACTTTCTTTTATAGTCTTCCATGAACTTGTCTAACATGTGTTGCCACAATAGCCATGTCTTATTTTCTGTTTGCGAAAAGATAAGCCAAAACGCTTTGCCGCCTTGCTCATGCACACGCTGTAAATAATCTATTTGGTGACTCTTTAAATTCGCCAAAGGAAAGTTTGTTTTGTTCTTGGTCGCTTTGGCATCGAACCAAATCGAAAAGCCTCTAGCCGTTCCGCCAAAATCCACCGTACTTTTCTTTTCGGGATAAGCTGAAACGATTGTATTTGAATTGCTCACATAATCAAAGCGGCGTTCTACTTTCCACGGCACGGCTATTTTTTGTATCACCGCTTCACGCTTCAAGTAATAACTCATATTCGCCCATTCAATTACTTGCTCGAATTCTTGCCCTTGGTTGTTTTCAAACATCACAATCAATCCCTAGCTCGTATTTTAAAAACAAATCAAAGGAGCCTGTTTCCTCGGCTATGCCCTCGTCTATGTCATAGAACATAATACCGCCCTGTCTATGCGGAAAAATTAAGTAGCCGCGTAGCTCTTTATGTTCTTTCGCAAAATCATTTGCGGCTTTTCGGTGCCCTTTGTTTACTTCAAAAATCTTTAGGGCTTTGTCGTATATATCCCATGATTCGTATTGGTCATAAAATTTTTTATATAATTCGTGTCGGGTCTTGTTGCTAAACATGGTTTAATGCCTCCTTCTATCTTTCCAACGGTAGCTTTCACCTTCAAACTTAATTTCGTCTGTATGGTGTAAAAGCCGGTCAAAGTTCCGTTTGCCTGTCCATTTCACAAGGCTTTTAGAATCTAAGTTCGTTGTAAAAATAGTGTGCTTACCTTCTCGGCTGTCTATGATTTCAAATAGTTTATCTAGTTGCCAATCGGTACACTTTCCGGCGCCAAAATCATCAAATACAAGCAAGTCAACCGTTTCAAGCGCTTCTAACAGTTCTAATTCTCTTACTGTGCTTTCTTTTTCCCATGTGCTCTTAATGCGTGTGAATAATTTCGGCACGCTTATAAAAATACATGTTATTCCTTGGCTCATAAGATACTTGGTCACACCTACGCTTAAATGTGACTTACCCAAGCCATAGGAGCCGGCTAGAATCGCTTTTTTATTCTCTCTAGTATTAAATGACTTGCAATAGTCTACCGCCCATTCTAGGGCATTCTGATGCGTTTGGTTCTTTGGCATATAATTTTTAAGTGTTGCCTTTTTTAAATCCTCGTTTATAAGGCTTTTAGAATCGAATAAATCTAAGGCATATTGCTTTTTGGCTCTTTCTCTTGCTTCTAAGGCTTCTTTTGCAAGCTTTCTCTCTTCACATTTGCAACCTTTTCTAAAAATAGCCGGTTGCCCTTTGTTCGGACCGCCAATAATTGGATATTCAACCAATTCTATTTCTTCTTGGCATCCTTCGCATTTTTCAAAGCCTTTAAAATTTCCAATCATACTTTTCCCATTCAATAGTGCTTGTATCTCTTTCATCGTAAAAACCTGCCTTTATGTTCTTACTACTAGATAAAGGATATATATTATCTTTTTTATTAGTATTTATATCTTTATTAGTATTGTTATCCTCTCGATAGCGCTCTTCGTTATCCTCATGATAACGCTCTAATTCTTTGCGCTTCTCTGTCGATAACGCTAAATTGTTTGCGTTATCCTCTCGATAACGCTCATTTCCTTGATAAATTTCAAAGCTTGTAACGGTGAAAATAGTTCCTAGTCTTACATGCTCAATAGATATTAAATTCTTTTCGACTAGCCAAGCAATTGCCCTTGTTAAGCTGTTAGGGCTTGCTTTTAAATCTTTTTGTAATTTCCTATTAGCTCGTAACCATTGCCCCTTCCCTAAAATTATTTGACTCTTTGCCACCTGTACGCCGTCCTTATAACAAGCGTTGCCAACAATAGTTAGAAATAATCTTAATTCTATTTGGCGTTCGGCTTGCATAATGTCATGGCTTAAAATGCTGTACGGTATTCTAAAATGCTTCATTTTTTTGCCCCTTCCTATAAACTAAAAAAAAGACAAGGCTTTTTCGCCTTGTCTCAATATCGTTGCCAATTATTCTTGTTTTTCTTCCTGTTTCTCTAAAATTTCTCCCTCAAAAGTCATGCCTTCTGTGCCGTCATTTTCCAAGTCAACATGCACGGCTTCTTGTGTAATATCTTTTCGTATTGTTTCGTCATGAGCTACGGCGTTTTGTGTCTCCACGCTTATCGGTAAATACTTAATAAGCTGTTTAATTACGGTCTTTTTCGCCATTGCTTCATAATGCTTTACCCAAATAGAGCTTTCTTCGTTTTTGTATTTCACGGCGTTGTTATAAGCCTTTGAATGTTCGTTTCTGATTTTCTCAATCTCTGACACGTGCATAACCTCAAATGTAAAGCCGCCATTCTTCAAATGAGCATAGGCATAAAAATACTGAATCTCGCCGCGTTGGTTTGCCGGTGCCGGTATATGCTTTAATGTTTCGTTTCGCCCCCACTCATAAATAAATGTATCACCTTCTCGCACTTCTTTGGCTACAATCGTGTTTACCTCGCCTTTACGTGTCACAAGGTCAATAAGCCCTTTGAATCCTATTTGAAAACTCACTGTGTTGCCATATGGGATGAAATAACATGAGCCAAGTAAGTTTGGCTCTAGTCCTAGTTGTGCGCTTTGTAACACGGCGCCTAGCAGGCTTTCTATGCTACATTCTAAAAGCTTTGGTGTGGTCTTTAACGTGGTCAATGTAATACGGCTCAAACGCTCGGCGCTCATGCCTGCGTTCTTTGGTAGTGCCTCGCTTATAGCCGGTTCCATTTTCTTTAAATAGGCTTGTGCTTTGCGGTATGGGTCAAGTTGTGCCGCTTGCTTGTTTTGTTGGTTTGTAATTGCGTTCTGTAAGTCCTTTGTATTTGCTTTCGTTGCCATGTGTTATGCCTCCAAGGGTAGTATTTTAAAATCTCGATAACTGCTTATTTTTGTTTTGTACTGCGCCATTATTTCCGGTTGCTCTTCGGCTAGGCGCTTAGTATCTAAGAGTGTTTTTGTTACGGTAGGCATGTACACTTTTACTTTGTTGCCTTGTAGTGTTTGTGTCGCTTTGCCTTCTTTCTTAATCTTGTTCTTTATCTCTTTCATTCTTGCTGTTGCTTCTTTTTGCTGTTCTTGCAATTCGTTATATTCCAATGCTAATTGTTCAATTGTCGGCGGTATGCTCATAACCTCGTCAATTGCTTGCGGATAAGTAGCCGCTAACCATTCACTATCACTTTCTTTTCCGCCTATTTCCGGCGCTATATCGTTTTCTACCATGTGCATAAATTCTTGCTCTTTTTGAATTATCATGTTTATTAAATTCTCGTCACGTTCTATGAGCCAATAGCGCATTTTGTTGCCGCCAATAAGCACAACAATGTAAGCATACTCATAACCTGTAACGGCTAGATAATGTTGAACCTGTGCCATATAAGCCAAGGGCACGTGGTCGCCTTGCCATTCTTTATGGTTCCATTCGCTTGTGGTCTTAATTTCAAGAACGCCGCGCCCTTTGCGGTTCGGGTCTTTAATCTCGCCGTCAAGGTTTGCCACCATAAACTCATACTTATCATGCTGTAACACATAATGACTTTGGTAGACTTTGAAGCCTGTCTCTTCTGCAAATTGCTTTCTTATGACCGGTTCCAAAAGGTTCCCCCACAAAACAAACTCATTGTCTACTTCATCGGGTTCCTTTTGTCCGGTCTTTTCAAGCCATAAAATAAAAGCGCTCTTCATATAATCCGGTTGAACGCCTAAAATCGTTGCAACTTCACTACCGCCAATGCCTTTTTGATTTTTCCGGTATTCTTGCCAACTATCACTCATTTTGCGTTTGTCGAGAATTTTTTTCATGCCGCTACCTCAATTCGCAATAAATTTTTCTGCTTCAAATCCAAAGAAATGCCCAATTTTAACGGCTAACTCTAAACTTGGTCGGCGTCTGCCGTTTTCAATATCACTTAAATGCGTCCAAGACATGCCAAGCGTTTGTGCCGCTTCTCTCACTGTTAACCCTTTTTCTGCGCGAATATCTTTTAACCATTGGCGGCGCTCCACCATTTCGCCTTTGCGATTTTTAACTAAACCTGTTCTCATGTTTTTCATGTTAATTCCTCCAATTTATAACGCCGTATGCGTCTTATATAACCTATTATACGTGCCTTTTGCGTACAACACAATAGCCTATGGCGTAAATCAAATAATTACCAAGTAGACGTTTTTAAAAAATTCTACTAGAATATATATATACAAAGTGTTACGCCCTTTGAAATAGGGTACAAAGCTTTGAAAGGAGAATGATAAAATGCCTGCAACTGCAAAACGCTTTCCAAAAGAAGCGGATATGAAGCGCACAAAATTTAATTTGCCAATTAATGACCGACTAAAAAAAGTAAGACACCATAGAAACTTATCCTTACGAAAAGTAGTAGAGCTACTTAAAAATGAACATGGTTTAGAATTAGCTACTTCAACCTTACAAGGTTACGAGGCGAGCGAATCAAACCAAAATCACCGTTACCCTAGCTCACATGTATTATTGACATTGGCGAACTTATATAACTGTTCACTTGATTTTATTTATGGTTTGTCCGATGAAATGGAGCGCCCAAGCAAAGATGTTTTCGACAACGTGCTTTTAAGAGACACGGTGTTATGGAAAGGTCAAGAAATGTCGGACGCTCAAAAGGCTATGCTTGTCGAAAAAGGCGACACAATCATGAAAATTTAAAATTCCTCGCTATACTCTTCTAAAAGCTTTAATGCTTTTTGAACGCTTGACAAAGGCATGTTAGCGAATGGATTGTGTAGCAATTCTTCTTTTTTATCTATAAGTTTTTTAATTCTTTCTAGTTCTTGTTTTTCGTTATATTCCAAACTAAACACCCTTTCCAAAATAAAAAGCTCTAGGCGAATGCTCACGCCTAGAGCTTATTTTTTCCCTTTTTTCTTTTTGAATCGCCTCTTAATGTATTCTTGCAAAATGTCCAAAGGTATTAGCCATGAATCGGAAGGTTTACGCTCAATTACTTTTTTACTCATTGCCGCTCAACTTCGGTGTAAAAATAATAATTCTCCTGTTCTAACTGCTCAATTCGCCGTGCGTCCACTATAGCTTTTTTGTCTTGCAAAGGAGGTAAAAAAAGTTCAATCATTTCCTGCTCTTCAATCCATGAAAGCCCTCTTAACAAGATACGCCCCCTTTCATAGTCAGTCTCCTAACCATATGCAGGCGGCGTATTGTCTTATGCTAAAATTTTTGTTGCTTCTTGCACTTGGGCTTGTATCATCACTTTTTGGATTCTATAAGCCTCTTCAAGTCTTGCGTAAACTTCGGTACGAAAACCGGTATTAATATATTCTAGTTCCAAATCACTAATGTATCTTTCTAGTTCTTTAATCATGTTATTGCCTCCTTTTAGTTAAGGCATTTCCCTTTGCCTTATGTATATAATTATAAGGCTTTTGTACGCATAAGGCAATGGAAATAACATGCAGCTATATTACTTTTTGGGTTCTTGTGCCGGTTCGTTTGGCTTTAATGGCTTAACCTCGTCAAATTCGCTATTTTGCGGCTTTTCGGGTCTTTGCTTAGTTTGGTATGGTTTAAGCATGTTTTCGCCTCCTATGGTCAAAATAAAGATGTTGGCATGTAGTGAAATCCCCTTTGTAGCCCTTTGCATTCGTGTGAAGGGTTTTAAAATGAAAAAATGGAGGCAATGACATGAAAAGAATTATCACATTAGCATTGTTAACTTTCTTGGTGTTACCCAGTTTTGCAGGTGCTCAAGGTTTTGATACCTATACCGTTAAAAGTGGTGACTCAATGTGGAAAATCGCCTCAAAGTACCAAATTGGCGTTTCTGAAATCATCAATGCAAACTCTTCAATTAAAAATCCGAATCTTATATATCCTATGCAAAAGTTACAAATTCCTAATATCTCTGCAACAAAAGGAATTGAACAACAAGTAGTAGACTTGGTAAACAAAGAGCGAGCAAAGCAAGGCATAGCCCCTTGCAAGTTAAATTGGGAATTGTCTAGGGTAGCTCGTACAAAGAGCCAAGACATGGTTAATAAAAATTACTTTAGTCATCAATCACCTACGTATGGTTCACCGTTCCAAATGATGAAACAATTTGGCATCCAATACCGCACGGCAGGCGAAAACATTGCAAGCGGTCAACAAACACCGGCGGCGGTTATGCAAAGTTGGATGAATAGCCAAGGGCACCGCGAAAATATCATGAATCCGTCATTTGATGAAATTGGCGTAGGTTATGTAAAAGGCGGTCAATATGGGCACATGTGGACACAACAATTTATAGGCAACTAAAAAGAAAAGCGCCTCTGTGTAGGCGCTTTTCCAATGCAATAGATATATATAAACGAAGTTTAGCTAAATGGTGTATGCCGATACCTAATATAAACATATGCCCATGTTGGGCGTGTGTGCTTGTTTAACTTATGTTCAACTTGTCCTTTTTTATAAGGTTAACTTTAGTTCAACTTATTTCACTTGTACTTTTTCGCCATCAATCACGACAAACCATTTTCCTTTTGCATAAGCATCTTTTGAAATTTCAAACACCATAGTATTAGTTACTAAAATGTTAGGGTTTAAATCGCTCATAAACTTAGAATTATCAATGTCTTTTGCTACTGCATAATAACTTGACGCGTCAATGTCACTATCGTAGCTTGTGCCTTCTTGGTCTTCAAGTGTTGCGCTTGGCAATGAGAAAGCGCCAATAGGTTTTTTTGATACGTTTTTGATTGTGTATTGAATTGCAACAAATGTGCCGCCGTCTGAAACTTTTTTATTTCCGTATTGGTTCCCTACTGTGTCGGCTTGTTCAACCTTAACCAAATTTGCTTCTGCTTTACCGCCGTTCGTTTTGAATGTTTCCCCTGTTTTATGAACGCTCTCGCTTTTCGTTTCTTGTTTACTTGGTTCCGTGCTTGCTGTGTCGCTACCGCCGCCGCTTGCCGCCGAACCAATAACACCAATAATCACACAAGCGCCAATAAAACTTAAAATCTTATGTCTTCTAAAAAAGTTTCTTTGGTCTTTTCCGCAACTTGGGCATTTTTTAACACCCTTTGCAATTTCTTTATTACATGCTTTACAAGCTACTAATTTATTCATTTTTTGTCTCTCCCTTTGTGTGTTTGTTTTTTTCTTTCTGTAAACAGCTTATAACGAATTTACGCCTTTTGCAATATCAAAATATGGAAGAAAGAAAAAAGAAGCTGTTAAGCCTCTTCCTTGCATTCATCGCATAATCTTGGATAGCCGCTTTCTTTTCCGTCAATCATTTCGCCGCACATTTCACATAGAAAGCCTTCTAAAATCAAATCGCTAAATTCACCCATTTGCCGGCTCCAATTCATCTTTAAAAATCACGTTTAAATTTTTGTCAAGTATTCTAAATTTCTCGTTCGGTCTGCTTGATTTTAATACCATGTAAAGCGTTCTAGCGTAATCGTTTGTAGTAAATAGCAACGTTTCATAGCCCCATTTACCGGTGTGTACTTGCACTTGCACATTTGCTTCTTTCTTTTCCATTAAAAATCATTCCTTTCTAGCCAAAGTTTATATTCAACTTTCATTGTTTTTAATTGTTCTCTTGATAAACCTTCTCGCATGTTTTCAAGATTTTTATTTATAAGTGCAATTTCTTCACGCATTCTTTTAAGCTCGCCTTCTAATGCGAATAACGTCAAGGCGTCCATATACCATTGTGCCTCGTCAAAATAAAAGCGAGAAGCTTTGTCCAATTGCTCTTGTAATTCTTTCTTGTCTTCTACTAGGTTAAAATATCTTTCGTTAAATGTCATTACTGAATTTGTCATGTGTAGTGCCTCCGTATGTTTGTTTTGTTTGTCCCTTGCTATATACATAGTATAACATGCAATGGGCGTACAAATCAACACTTTTTTATGCTAGTACATTTTGGTAAAACCAATTGCAAATAACAAAATTAAAACCGTCTATGCTTACTTCTAATTTTTGAACATATTGACTTACTATGTCGGTTATTTCGTGTTGCTCATGTGCTAAAAATTCGCGCTCTATTGTGGTTAAAACATTATTGTTTTTATATAAAATGATAGCTACGATAAATTTCTTTTTCATGTCACCAATTCCCCTCTAATTGCATATAATGGCGTTGTATCTGTAAGAACAACCTATTTTATTTTGATTTCTCTCTAGTATTGTGTGAACGTGTGGAAAGCGTTCACACTTTCTTTTTATACTGCATATAATATATGGCATGTCCTTACATGTAAATGGGTTCTAACAATTCTATAAATCATCCTTGGTTAACACCCCATTCTAAGAGTGGAGCCGGCTTTGTGCCGGCTCTTTTTTAGTTGTCCCATTTAATATTTAAAATGTGGTCTGTTGCTCTTTGTGCTAGTCCTGCGGCTCTTACTAAAAGCGTTTTGTCTTTCTTTAATTGGCGTAGCCATGACTCAATATAAGAAGCTGTGTTTTCTAGTGTAAAATCTTCAATGCCTGCCGTACCCATTAAGAAGCTCGCGCCCATTTCGGCTACTAATTCTTCTTTGCTGTAAGTCTGTGAACCAAAGTTAACTTGCCCTGTTACACCTTCACGGTTTAAGCGGCTAGCATGTCCGGTGCTGTGTGTCATTTCGTGGAACAATGTATTATAAAATTCTTCTGCGCTTGTAAAGTCGCTCATTGGCGGCACGTTCACTTGGTCGGCACTTGGTCGGTACCATGCGCCGTTTCGCTCGTATGTGTAGCTAGGTGCATTCAAGTAGCCTTTCACAATGTCTTCACATGCTTTAATTGGGTCATGGTCGAAGCTGTCACCCTTGCCGCCGCGTTTACTTTCTAAGCCTTCAACTTGTGTATTAATTTCAAACACGTTGTAAAAGCGTAGTAATGGAATACGTTCAATTTCGCCGTCATTGTCTTCTTTCTCAATCCATTTGAAGAAGATAACAAAAGAACTTTTAGAGCCTTTTTTAACCTTGCCGCCTGCTTCTTTAATTTGCTTGAATGTTGCCCATTCGCCGGCATCTAAAAGCATTGTGTTAATGCCTCGGTATGCTTTTTGTGTGTTCCAAGATACCGCGCCGCCATTTACCCAAGGTTTACGCCAAGGCACTACGCCTTTTTCTAGTTGCTCCACAATTTTGTTAGTTACCATTTCATAAATTTTTTCGTTTGCCATTTTAATTGCCTCCTGTTTGGGCTTTCCCTGTGCCCTGTTGATATTTATATCTTACTACGTTTGTACGCCCTTTGCAATAGTAAATATAGGAAAAGTTTTCGGAAGGCGAAAAAAAGCTTGTCCTATTTGGACAAGCTTTGTTCAATCAATTCTTTTATTTTGCCAAGTGCGGCGAGCTTTTCTAGTTCAAAATCTAAACTACTTTGCACCATTTCTTTATGCGATTCAATGCCGCTTGGGTCAATTGCTGTGCCTTTATATTCTTCAATGCGTCTATTGCAATAATCCAATTCACTTTCTATTTTTCTTATGTTCTGTCGAATGTCTTTAGCTGTGTAAAGAATGAATTCTAGTTCAGTCATGTGTGAACTCTCCAATTCTTTAATGCTGTAGCCGGTATGTCTTGATAGTAGGTAAAGCATTCAAACTTGTACACGGCTTTGTTATGGTCAAGTGATACGCGTAAAAATTCCATGTCTATTTGGCTTGTATCAATTTCAAAGACAATGCAAGGCTTTTGTACAAACTTCAAACATTGCTTTTCTTTTTCGCACATGTATGTTTGTCCAAAAACAGCATGTGGCATTAATCCTTGGTCTTTGATACGAGCATAATTTTTTAACGGCGTAGCATGGAAAAGCCTTTTCGGCTTTTCTGCTACTTCCGGCGATGTTTTATACATAAACGCGGCTACTGGATTTTCTAACATTATAAGTAAACCTCCAAAGGTGCAAATTTGCGAATGATTTCAAAACATTGGCGGTCTGATAACGTGATGTTATCGCCTTGCATATTTGCGGCACTTATAAAGAACGTGCCAACTAAAATATCTTTGCCCATGATTTTGCGGTTAACTGGCAAGCCTAAAAGCTTACCCTCTTCATTCAATGTTAAAATTATTTGCTGTTTCTTATCTGTGACGCCGCACGGAATTACTTCTATATAGCCGCCAACAATTTCTTTCATCGCTTCAAGCGTGTTAGGTATTGTCTTTTTATATGGCTTTTTGTTCGGCTCCACAATAACAACTTGTATGCTATCGCTTGTCGGGTTCTCCTTGGCGTCTTGTTCCGCTTCCTCTACATGCTGTCTTGCTAATTGCAAAAGAGAATACATGTCAAGTTTACTCATGTTATTGCCTCCTATATTTTGTTGTGTGTGGTTCCCTTGCCCACTTCTACATACTAGCATATGTGTACGCCCTTTGCAACACTTATTTTATACGGGCTTGTATCTGACAAAAGTTAGTTTTGTCAGATTGAAAACCGCGTCAAATCAACGTTTCTAAGCACTTACTAGAATTACCTGTATTATATCTTATATATTTCTAGTAAAATAGTATATATGTCAGATAAGGAAAGGCAGGAATAAAAATGAAGACAGTACAACCAATTAGAGACGAAAAGAAAATAAAAGACATGCGAAAAATTCTATATGCTCAAAATTTACGTGACTATGCTTGGTTTACACTTGGCATTAATTCCGGTTTACGCATAAGTGATATTTTAAATTTAACTTTTAACGATGTGTTAAATAAAGATAAGCTAAAACCTGCAATTGAGGTAAAAGAAAAAAAGACAAAGAAAACAAAAGCATTTCCCCTTGGTAAAATTACTATAAGTGCTCTTCAAGAATATATATATTCGCTTGAATCATACGAATTACATGAGCCGTTATTTTTTAGCAAGAAAAGAAAAGACGGCTCCAAAGCTCCTATTAGCCGTCAACATGCCCACTATGTAATAAGTGAATGTGCAAAGGCTGTAGGTATTACGGAAAGCATAGGCACGCATACGCTACGTAAAACATTTGGCTACATGGCATATAAAAAAGGAATTGACATAACACGCATACAAAAACTTTTAAATCATGATAGCCCTGCAACTACTTTAAGTTATATAGGCATTACAAAAGAAGAGTTAGACGAAATTTATATTAATATGGAGCTTGGATAATGAAAAATACAGATAAGATTTTAGAAAATGCAAAAAGACACTTTCAAGAAACTAAAAAAGATACTTATGAACATGCTACAAGTAAATTTGCTTTGCATGTTGCGATTGCTATTAAACATTTTGAAGAGAATTTAGAACGCCAAGCAAAAGGAGAAAAGTTAAAAGATATGACAGTAAAAGAATTAGAAAAGCACTTTGGTAAAGACTTGTAATTTTGATCAGGATTTTTTTACCAAATCTTTTTGCTGCTATATGGTCATAATCTTTAACATGAAAACATATTTGATATGGTGCCCAAGGTGTAAAAGGTTCTTTGTTAATGAACACCCAACTAGAGAAGAAATGAGACTTCTTTATAAGGCAAAGAGTGACACGCATGTAAAAGCAAAAATTTGCAAAAGTTGTTTTAAGAACGTACAAAATGAGAAAGACTTGTAAAGTGCATCCATCGCGGATGCCTCTCCTATTTGTTACGTGTGATAAGTAAGTA